TCCATCAGAACCATCTGAACCATCGCCACCTGCTGGACCTGCTGGACCTGCTGGACCTGCTGGACCTGCTGGACCACCGGGACCTGCGCCTCCAGTCTGACCTTTCTGACCCTTTTGTCCTTTTTGTCCTTTGGAACCATCTGAACCATCTGAACCATCTCCACCTGCTGGACCTGCCGGACCTGCTGGACCTGCTGGACCTGCTGGACCACCGGGACCTGCGCCTCCAGTCTGACCTTTCTGACCCTTTTGTCCTTTTTGACCTTTTTGTCCTTTCTGTCCTTTCTGACCTTTGTCACCTGTTGGACCTGCTGGACCTGTTGGACCATTTGGACCATTCGGACCTGCTGGTCCTGTATTACCTGTCTGTCCTTTCTGACCTTTCGCACCGGGATTACCGTCGCTACCGTCGTCACCATCACCGCCAGCTGGACCTGCTGGACCTGCTGGACCTGCTGGACCTGCGACTCCAGTCTGACCTTTTTGTCCCTTTTGACCTGTCTGACCTTTTTGTCCTTTTGAACCTGTTTGTCCCTTTTGTCCCTTTTGACCTGTCTGACCTTTTTGTCCTTTATCTCCATCAGAACCATCTGAACCATCACCACCTGCTGGACCACCGGGACCTGCTGGACCTGTAGGACCTGCGACTCCAGTCTGACCTTTCTGTCCCTTTGCACCGGGGTTACCGTTAGAACCATCAGAACCATCAGTACCATCAGTACCTTTCTGTCCTTTCTGTCCCTTTTGTCCCTTTTGTCCTTTGTCACCTGTTCCACCTGTTGGACCACCGGGACCTGTAGGACCTGTACCACCAGTCTGACCCTTTTGACCTTTCTGACCTTTCTGTCCTTTATCTCCATCAGAACCATCGTTACCGTTATTACCAGTTTGTCCTTTCTGACCTTTTTGACCCTTCTGTCCTTTAGAACCGGGGTTACCATCTGAACCATCGCCACCTGCTGGACCTGCTGGACCTGCGACTCCAGTCTGACCTTTTTGTCCCTTTTGACCTGTCTGACCTTTTTGTCCTTTGTTACCTGTTTGACCTTTCTGACCTTTGTCCCCTACGCCACCTGTTGGGCCTGTAGGGCCTGTGCCACCTGTATTACCAGTCTGTCCTTTCTGCCCTTTCTGTCCTTTATCTCCATCATTACCGTTAGAACCTGCTGGACCTGTAGGACCTGTGCCACCTGTATTACCAGTTTGTCCTTTCTGTCCCTTTTGACCCTTCTGTCCTTTAGAACCGGGGCTACCATCGGAACCATCTCCACCTGCTGCACCTGTATTTCCAGTCTGACCCTTTTGTCCTTTCTGTCCTTTCTGTCCTTTCTGACCTTTGTCACCTGTTGGACCTGCTGGACCTGTTGGACCTGCTGGACCTGCTACAGAACTATCTGCACCTGTTTGTCCCTTTTGTCCTTTTTGACCCTTTTGACCTTTTTGACCTTTTGAACCTGTCTGACCTTTCTGTCCTTTATCTCCATCAGAACCATCTGAACCATCGCCACCTGCTGGACCACCGGGACCTGTAGGACCTGTAAGACCAGTTTGTCCCTTTTGTCCTTTTTGACCTTTCTGTCCTTTATCACCTGTAGGACCTGTTGGACCTGTACCTCCTGTGTTACCAGTTTGTCCTTTCTGTCCCTTTTGACCCTTCTGTCCTTTAGAACCATCTGAACCATCTGAACCATCTGAACCATCGCCACCTGCTGGACCTGCTGGACCTGCTGGACCTGCTGGACCTGCTGGACCTGCTGGGCCTGCTGGACCTGCTGGGCCTGCTGGACCTGCTGCACCAGTGTCACCTGTATCACCCTTGTCACCTGTAGGTCCTGTAGCACCAATATCACCTGTTCTTGCAAACGTTATTGTTACATCTTCGCCGTCACTAAATGGACTTGTAGCAGAAGAATCAACTGTACTTACGGTTATATCAAAGTAACCTGAATTCTCTGACAAAGCAGATATAGTCATAATTAAGAATTGTGAAGGGTCAGTTAAATTAGTAATCTTTGCATGTCCTTTGATTGTGGAAGTACTATCATCAATAGTTCTTAAGAAAGCTTGAATATCAGTACCATCTAAATCAGAATCATCAATATATATTCCAGTTGCACCGTTCTGTGTAGCATTATCTAATCTTAGTTTTCCTGCACCGGGGTCTGAATCTGTAGTAGTCGTACTGAAATCATATTTAAACGTTGCACCTCCGAAACTACCTTGTGCACCTGTTTGACCTTTTTGACCTTTCTGTCCTTTCTGTCCTTTCTGACCTTTAGAACCTGTGTCACCTTTTTGTCCTTTTGAACCTGTTGCTCCCTTTTGACCTTTAGAACCTGTTTGACCTTTCTGACCTTTGTCTCCCGTTTGTCCTTTCTGACCCTTTGGACCTGTTGGACCAGTTGGACCTGCTACAGAACTATCTGCACCTGTTTGTCCCTTTTGACCCTTTTGTCCCTTTTGACCTTTCTGACCCTTTTGTCCTTTGTCGCCTGCTGGTCCTGTACCACCGGTTGGACCTGCTGGACCTTGAGAACCAGTAGGACCTGCTCCTCCTGTTTGTCCCTTTTGACCCTTTTGGCCTTTCTGACCTTTTGAACCGTCATTACCGTCAGTACCATCTGTACCTGCTTGCCCTTTCTGTCCTTTAGATGCTGCTGAACCTGATGGACCTGTAGGACCTGCTGGACCTGTAGGACCTGTTGGACCTGCTACAGAACTATCTGCACCTGTTTGTCCCTTCTGTCCCTTTTGACCCTTTTGACCTTTCTGACCTTTGTCGCCTGTATTTCCAGTCTGACCTTTTTGACCTTTTTGTCCTTTCTGTCCTTTAGCACCTGTAGGACCTGTTGGACCTGTACCACCTGTAGAACCAGTCGGACCTGTATCACCAGTATCTCCAGTTTGTCCCTTTTGTCCCTTTTGACCCTTTTGACCCTTCTGTCCTTTTGAACCATCACTACCGTCTGTACCATCGGGACCTGTTGGACCAGTTGTTCCTGTCTGTCCCTTCTGTCCTTTCTGTCCTTTGTTTCCTCCAGAACCTGTCTGACCTTTCTGACCTTTGTCTCCCGTTTGTCCTTTCTGACCCTTTGGACCTGTTGGACCTGTTGGACCTGCTACAGAACTATCTGCACCTGTTTGTCCTTTCTGTCCCTTTTGTCCTTTTTGACCTTTAGAACCTGTATCGCCTGTGTCACCTTTGTCACCGGTTTGTCCTTTTTGACCTTTCTGTCCTTTAGCACCTGTAGGACCTGTTGGACCTGTACTACCAGTTGGACCTGTAGGACCTGTACCTCCTGTATTACCAGTTTGTCCCTTTTGACCTTTTTGACCTTTTTGTCCTTTTGGACCTGTAGGACCTGTTGGACCTGCTACAGAACTATCTGCACCTGTTTGTCCCTTCTGTCCCTTTTGACCCTTTTGACCTTTCTGACCTTTGTCGCCTGTAGAACCGGTTTGTCCTTTCTGTCCTTTAGCACCTGTAGGACCTGTTGGACCAGTTAAACCTGTAGGACCAGTCGCTCCTGTTTGTCCCTTTTGTCCTTTCTGTCCTTTAGTACCAGTTTGTCCCTTTTGACCTTTATCTCCCGTTTGTCCCTTTTGACCTTTATCTCCCGTTTGTCCCTTTTGACCTTTATCTCCCGTTTGTCCTTTCTGACCTTTATCTCCTGTCTGTCCCTTTTGTCCCTTCTGTCCTTTTAAACCTACTTCTGAACCACCCTGTTCTTGTATCTTTAAAGTACCGTCAGTGTCCATACGTATAACAGATTCTATTTCATATGTATTATCGTCACCAGCGTCATACTGTAATCGTATGTCATTTTCATCTTTCTTGGTTATTATTCTTTCTTGTGCCATAGTGGTTCAACCTCCGGTATTATTGCGTCTTTACGTCCGCCAGTTACAATCCAATCAAATTTAACGTCTTCTTCTACATCACATTCCAATACAAACCCATCTTCTGTTTTACCATGTATCCATATATTATACGGTCCGTATGGTGTTATAGATATAGTATAGTCGTCACCACATAGTTTGAACCAATAGTCAGGTAGTTCTATATTTATAAGTTCTGGTACATCTTTTAATACAACTGTACCTCTATTGTATACTCCATATTCAGGACCTTCCAATGCACCATATACTAATCTACGTTTTGGGTCTATTGGGTGTGGAATATTAAAAGATTTGGTATCTGCTTCCATATGACCTGATATAGTTAATGCAGGATTTGTGGCTGATGAGTTACCACCTTCTAATGTAAGAGCATTTGTACCTGAGCCACCTGTTGTACCAAAAATAGCGAGCTTTCCATCCGCCCCGCCAGATACACCCATCTCGTTGCCAGTTCCTTCGTTGTAAATAAACTTGTCACTAAAGGTAACTGCCTGATTACTTAAAGATATAGCACCAGTTGGAACTCCACTTGCAACAGTTAAACTTACGTCACCAGTGTTACTACCGGATACGCTAGCACCAGCAGCAACAGTTCCTTCAACCGTACCACTACCTGTAGCTATATCACCATAAGTACTATCACCTGTTTGTATCTGCCACTTATCAGTTGTCTCGTTCCATCTCAAAGACCTATTAGTTGCGGTACCTCTTTCTACCTCTATACCTGCGTTAGCAGAAGGTGTACCATCTTCATTATTATTAAGAACTATAATATTATCATCTAGTGTTATTGTTTCTGTGTTAACAGATGTGGCTGTACCACTAACTGTTAAATTACCATCTACAACTAAATCATTCTCTACAGTAACAGTACCTGAACCATTACTTAGTTTTACATCTCCTCCAGCAGCGTTTAGGTTTAATGTTGAAGCACTACCACTACCATCTCTGGCTTGTATCTTTGTGCCGTTCATACCTATATTAGCTGCACTATCGGCTCCAATTTGCATTAGACCTGTTCCATCATCTAGATTTAATGCACTACCTTCAGCTTTATTAATCTCAAAAGGAAGAGATGGGTTTGAGCTACCGATAGCAAAATTCATAGCAGACTTGTGTCCATCAGTGGAATGTAAAGTTAACATACTAGTAGAGCCTAATGCACCATATTTATATAGTTGTACACCGTCATCTAGATATATGTCTTTATTAGAGCCATCAATAGCTCCTACTCTTAAATCACCATCTAATGTTAATTTATGTGTTATCTCAGTAAATGCTAAATCTGTAGAATTACCAAAACCGTAAAAACCAGTCTTGTTACTTCTTACTCTAGCATCAGAACTCGAATCTTCCCTTGTCCATACGTCAGATGTAGCACCTAACGAATTTATTTTGTCATAGACTGAATTGACAGAAGGCGCTTTGTCCGTTACACCATCCCAGTCATCGCTGAATACGACGTCTTGGATTCTATCATCTAGTCTTGCTTTAATGTATTGTTTAGAGGGTAGCCTGTCGTCTAAGGTTAGCATACGGGTCTTTTTTGTAGTAGTTTTTGTAATACCGTATGTTTGGGTTTCCTTTGGAACGATTTTTGTTGGTTTGAATTTTTTCATGCTATCCTCAAATGGTGGGCGACTTTAACTGTGGTGCCGCCCAGAACCACGATTTTTATGTTACTTAGCCTATCTAATCTGAAATTACAATTGCACCAGCTTCTGGTCTTATGACTTTCAATCCATATCTCATAGACATGTATGAACCCATAATTCCGAATCCGGGATTTGCTTCTTCGACAGTTAGTCCACGTCTTTCGACGTAAGCTACTGGTTTAACCTTCATGTCGAAAATTCCAGCTCTTGTTTGAGGTACGTACGGGTTAACGATAACGTTTAGTCCGTAAATTTGTCCGACTATTCCATCATTGGATACGTCATTGACGTAATCAATTCCACCTTTTGCTCCACTTGTTAATGAAGTAGATGCGAAAGGAGCTGAGAAGTCAGCCAAGTTCAATAGAGTTTTGTAGTGGGTTGGGGAAATCAAGATTGTATCTGGGGTCATTCCCTTTGCACTCATTAACTCAATAGCTTTGGTTATATCGGCAAGTTCTAAGTTTCCACCTGTGGTTGACTCAGAGCTTGAAGAATCTGCTGATGCGAAGTAGTGTGAACCCAATGTATTCAAATCTGAAGTTGAGTACTCACCGTATTCGTATAACCTAGCTCCACTGCTTGGACTTGCGCCATAGAAACCACCATCTGGGTGGGTTGCGAAAGTCTCAATTGCTGTTTCGTTAGTTCCTGCTGCTTTAGCGGTTGTACCGAGAGTTGTGTCTGCGATACCGAAAACTGCGTATACAAAGTGTTTTGTAACGTGTCTTTCTACTGCTTTTCGTGCTTCGTTGAGAGCTAATTCCATTTCAGAGAATCTTGAATCTTCAATCATTCTGCGGGTTACACCAACTGCTATACCGAACTCTTTGACTGAAACACGTTCATTTCTTAAGTCAGTGTGTTGGTATGATGGTACTGCACCCTCTTCAATTTGTTCTAGACCCATTGAAGGTTTTGCGAATGTGATATCAATGTCTCCACCGGTGTCGGTTGTGAAACGCTCTGCAAACATATTAACTACAGGCATTTCAGTGACTTTGTAGTCCTGAATTGCGTCTTTGTAGTCTACTAATACCCTGTTAGCGGTTGAGCTCAATTGGCTCGATGCTATACCGGGATTTGTTCCTGCTGCTACCATTTTTTATCTCCTTAGAACACCAAGACCTTTACTTGGGCTTCTGTTCCTGCGTTTGCCTCTAGTGCTACTGCACATGGGTTTTTATCTGCTCCTGAAGCTTCTTTTACTAATGCTCCAGATTCTCCGATAGTCAACAAATCACCAACTGCGACGTCGACTGAGTCTCCGTCTACATTAGCGTAAATCATGATTCCACTGCCGGTTAGCATAGAGACTAAGTCTCCTGATGCTGCGTCTGCTAATGCAAACCCTGCTGGCGGAACATCATCAGTATCAGCTGCGATTAATTTTGCGCTGCTGTTAAATTCTAATGCGTCTCCTGCGTTGATGGCTTCTGCTGCTTCGAAGTTCATGATGCGAGCTGGTGCTCCGCCATCATTAACTAATATAGTCTTTACGATTGCCATATTTATTTACCTATTCTTCTTCTCCCTTAAAGATGATGCGTCCGTTTTCCATCGCAAACATGCGTGGGGTTTCTTCTGCTTCAGCTTCTACTTCTGGGGTTTCTTCAGCATCATGGGATTTACCTTTTCCGAAAGTCCTTTCGGCTTCCATTGGAACTGGCATTGATTCCATAGCGATACTGAATCCTTCTAGCTTTATATTGTCCCATGCTTTGAGTTCCTCTGCACGAGCATCTTTCCCATCGTCTTCGAGTTTACCAAGTGCAACTTCCTTCTCTAGGATGGTTGCTACGAAAGAGTTTACACGTTCTTCAGCTTCTGCTGCTTCTTGTGCTTCTTTTTCTTCTTGGAATTTTGATACGAGAGCGATTGCTTCTTCGTGCTTAGAATTTAACTCAGCATAGTTTTCTTTCATCTCTTCAAGTTGAGACTTCATAGATGCGAATTCACGCTCTGTGATGGTCTCTGCTTCTGAGACAACTTCTTTTACTTGTTCTTCAGCCATGTTTATTTCCTCGCTGTTGTTCCCGTGTGTATCACAGGCACATGAATCTTCTTCGTGGCCACCACAGCCACAATCAGATTCTGATTCCGATTCTTCACCGAATTCACGGTGGTCATCGCATTCCTTTCCATTTTCTATCGTACATGCGTCACAAACGGGGGTACGAGTCTCATTATCAATAAAACTCACCTCAATAGGACGGATGTCCATTGCAAACGGTTCTCCTAAAACATCTACATCTTTAGAAAACCAATCGATAGAGACATGCGTCATATCTCCGTTTTCAATCTTTTCTAACACTCCATTATTATTTGCTGCGTTTTTATAAAGTTGCGCAAGCATCTTTATTGCAGTTTTACCACCTTCAAGCTCTACGATTTCTGGGTTGATAGCCTTTCCAAGGAGGTCGTCCTCGGTTCGTTGGTGATTGTAGTAAACTGGTAACTCAGTAAATGTTTCTACACTATTTTTTAATACGGACGGTTCAATAAAGACCTTCTGGTCGCCATCTTCGTCGTGAGGGCCTGACGTTATAGCGATAACTGGGTATTCTATATATTCATCCGTGTGAACAGGTTCTTGTAGTTCCAATGCAAAACTGCGTTGGTTTTCCTGTCCGCCCTCGGCAGATTCAGCAAACTGTCTACCAGTTCCTTCCTCTACCCTCATACGGCACATATTTGCCGTAATCTCTTGATAGTCCTTTATACCTCTCTTTTTGAGAGTTGGACCTACTTCTATTATACAACGTTCATAGTCGTACTCTTTGCTCATTCTTCTCTATCCCCCGTTGGATTTGCAGCTGGTTCGTTACCAGTGCGGTTTTCTGCCCTTTCGGACTCTTCTGTTTTATCTTGGTCTTTTCCTCCAGATATATTTGCGTTCTTTGCAGTATCTTGCACTTCAGCTACTCCTTCCGGATTCAATCCTCTTTCTAATCTAACTTCACCGGGTGCGAGTACACCCTCTGATAGATATATCATATCAGTCTTTGCTTTTACAAATGCATCGTCTACGTTTATATTTCTGAACTTAAACTTAGCGTCACCACCTAATAACTGTGGCATTAGCTGACTATTGATAGCAGCTTCAACCGCAGACTGTAAATGCTTAACGTATGGCTCAAAAATTGCACGCGCTTGTTCTGGCTTGTCGAACATTGTAATTGGAACTTTAAGGGCCACATGTATTTTCTTGAGCAAATCGTCAGTATATTTTCCATACTCAAAAGCTCGTTGTGTACCTTGTAACTCCTTGACTGTAATATCATTACCATGTATAATGTCTTCGCCGGGTTCCAGCGCATTAAATGCTGCCACGATTTCATTAATTTTATCAGGACCATAAGGCATATCGGGGAGTCCAGCGCTAATATCAAACCTACTAGTAGCGTATTTGTTGAGAGCAGCACCGATGTCCCGTTCTGCATAATCTTTAAGGTCAACCAAATAAAGAATTGGATGGATGTCACTAAGACCATAAGCGTAATCATCGAATGGATTGTTACGGTATACGATAAGTTCGTCCTCTTCAAATCTAACTGACTCTTTGTCATCTCCTAAATCCTGATAGTAATACATTACCTGTCCACTAGGACTTCTTTGGATATATAAATTTTGAGAAGACCGGATGATTAAGTTATCACCAGTCCACTCTAAAAAGGATGTACCAAAGATTCTACCATTACGAAGCCAAGTATAAAGCGTCTGTTCTAAATTAATTTCGTCAAACAATTCAGAAATAGCTTCTCTGTCTTCATCATTATCGGTGACTATATCATACCCATCCTTAGCGGCATACATACATGGTAAATCTATTAGAGTCCTTACTATAGGGTCTGATAAATATACATTCATATAAGTCTTATAATCACCTAGCTGTGGTTCTTTGAGAGCACCATTGCCACCAAACATACCTCCGGTATTCTGGAGTTGTATACGTTTTATGACACCTGCACCGAAACTTCTTGGGCTATCTTCAGTGAATGGAGGGTTCTCTCCTTTAGTTGCGAAACTTCGCCTATTAAAAGGCCAATAATCTCTTAGAGCCACGGCTATCATTCCAATATAGTACAAATGAGTATATAAAGCTTTCGCTCAAAAGGCCTTTATAAACCAGAAAGTCTTCCCTTATTTAAAGTTTTCGACCGTCTAGTGGTAGTAAATATACCTCTTGTAGGTCCTGCACGTCTGGTAGTACCTGATTGTTGTATAGATACACTTGCAAACGACGCAGATGGTGGTAACATAGACAAAGATGCGTGCAGCGCTACTGCTGTACTATCACAGTAATCATCATGTTTACCTGTAGGTGCAGAAATCTTCTCTGTTTTGTTGGCTGCATCCATAACATACTGTAAATCTATGTGTTCTCTCAGCCATTTATTGACTAATTTGGCCTCTGGAGGGTCTAAATCCTCTGGATGAGGTACTTTTACTTGCCCTTGTTGTATGTAAGATGCCATATCTCTATATATTTGCGTCTTACTACCTTTAGGACCACCAGTAAAGATAAATGGTATAAATTGTATCTGTGGTTTACTGGATATACATGCTAACTTTATTTCTTGCTCGATAGCACCACCAATACCCGTCGCATCAATAATAACCCTATCAGCACCAAAATCGTGAGCTGCATCCATGATACGCTTACGCTGATATGGAATGTCATGTCCACCCGACTTAGGGCCAATTTCCTCAAGGTATATAAGATTTGCGGTATTACTATCCTTGTCTTTAGATGTACTCCATACGCTAATAACAGTGCTATTAACAGATTTACCAATGTCAACACCCACAACACAGTTTGGATAATTATTTCCTCTTTCTCCAAAGGTTCGTCCTCTGGATAAACAGGCTTTGAGTAATTCGGGATTGAAGATGTTCGAGACCGACTCGACGAACTCGCACTCATATTCTGTTCTCCAATATATTGAATCTTCCCCCCATTCCCTCATCTTTTCAGCCATATCATCATCAGTATAAGGTGCAGCATAGGCTCGCCCAGCCTTTACAGCATCTCTCCATGTAAATACCATTCGTTCGAATGAGTTGTTATATGCATCATCATAAAGATAGCGCCACATGTGATTCTCTTTACTCTTGGGCGTACCTAGGTTAATAAAAGGAGCTCTATTAGAAACAATAGCAGGCTCTACGTTGTCAACAAATAATTTGTCATCTATTAGTGGGCTCTCATCTACAATACAAAATGTAGGATGTTGTCCTCGTATAGCTTGTCCCTGATTTGATGGGGCTAAAGGGGCTCTACGTAGAACTGTTCCTCCCTTCATTGTGATATTAGGTTTATTGTGAAACCTATAGGTATCAATCAATCCATTAAGAAAACTGTTATCAGCAAAATGCCTATAACAATAATTAAATATAAGTGAAGCTTGGTCCTCAGTTGGAGCCAAGATAAAAATTAAATCCCTGAATCTATTAAAGAACATGTAGATACATACAGCTACCGAAAGAGCAAAAGACTTGCCACTGCCTCGTGGAGCCAATATTGCTAATTTACGATGTTTTTCAGGGTCGCCATCAGGATAAGTTAACGTTTTTACAATTATAGATTCTTGTAAAGGTCTTAACTTTAATGGTCTTTGTTTGTTGTCGATAAGATATGCTTCACAGAAGGCTCTAAGTAATAGAGTCATCTTCTTTTCATCTTGTCTACATATATCAAAAATCTTTTCTAACTTTCTGGAGTCGTGTGCAGCTAATCCACTAATCGCGGATTTCATCTGGTTTTCTTTCTTTATCGCTGTCATCTATTATCTCCTCAAGTATTTTAGAGAAACTCTCACTGTTCTTTTCTACTACAGTTGGAACTTCTATATTAAGAGCACGGAACTCAGTATGAATATCACGTACAATCTGGTTTCTTTGTCGCAGTAACTCTGTTCTCGCGTTAACATCCCGAATGCATACAAGAATTTCTTCCCAAAGCAAGTCTTCAAGCGCGAGATTGCGGGCAAGAAGCCGGACAAGTTCTTTATGTCTTTCATATTCCCCTTCTCCGACTCTGATGCGTAAACGCCTTTCATACCCTTCGACGTCCATTACTTGGCTTCGTCGATTGCGGCCTTAACTTTAGATTTGACTAATGCAGCAAGCTCGTCGTCTTTCTCATCCCAAGCTGTAATTAATACATTCTTGACTAGAGAGTCTTTAACGTGCTTTTGTGCAGTCTCGTCCATTTTTTCAAAAACCTTTTGTTGGGCTTTTGTTAGATTCTTATCAAGTAAGTCCATTAACTCTGCTTCGTTATTCTTCATATACTTGAAAACTAACTCTTTGACTGCTGGTACAGTATAAGCGATATATCCACCCATACCTAATACCACAGCACAAAGTGCCATAAGTAATGGTTCGTCCATAATAGTATCTAATAGACCTGATTCTTCAACAGTATCTATAATAGCAGTGAGGTTACCTTCACTGGTTTCGTTAGATTCTGCTGTGTTGTTGCTTGTTTCGTTTGCCATTGGTGTTGTCACCTTTTTAATATAATGCAATAGCACTATTTAAAGCTTTCGTTTAAGAGCAGCATTCACAACTGCACTTGTCACAATCACAATTCATATTTTTTTCTCCATATTTGTTGTGGCCCCAGAAGACGCATGATGCGTTATATTCCTGTGGTTCTGTGGTCTGTTAGGAGCCACAATAATATTAGGACGTGCGAGTATATAAAGCTTATGTCTAAGCGTCTATAATTAAAGCGTATGCGAACTGATTACCGACTTTGTGTATTTCTAACAGGCGTATAGTCTTACCATCATCTATTGTTTCCAATTTAGTTTCTAGTAATGCTAGACAACCGGCTAGGTCACTTGCGGTTTCAGTGAAATCATCTACTGCGTAATCTGCCATTTATTATCTCCTTATTTATTTTTTCTTTGCTGTAACTTTAGATATTGTTGATGATTCCATCTTGTGCTCTTGTGATTGCGCATTTGCTTCAATCTGTTGAGCTTGTTTCTGGGCTGCATCATTATAATCTATAACTGCTTGTGCTTTAACCTTATAGAAAGCTGTTTTCTCTGCTTGTTCTTGTTTCCAAACATCTAAAGCATCTTTAATAATTAGAAGGGCTGGCCCACCTAATATAGCTATCAAAGTTGTATATCCTTCAATTTGGTCTAGAACAGATTCGTCTTGCAATCCGCTGTGTATAACAAATCCTGCAAAACCAACCCAGAGTAAAACTAAAGGTACGGCAATCATAAACATAAAGATATCGTTAAAAGTTACTCCTTCTTTTGCTTGACTCATATTTTCAGTCCTCCTTTTCTTTTTTATTTCCTTCTCTATTACCTTCTTCTTCGGTAATGATAATTGTAATTTTGATGTTATTCTCCTCGTCGCTGACATTATGATAACACACAAAAGTATTATGGATAATGCTGCAATTATAACTCCCATCATGGTTAATATGTCTGTTAGTGTCATTACTCATGGTTCCTCCAAGATTATTTCATCAATATAAAAATATGTAACATAGTCATATGCACCATCTTTATCCCAGTCTGCGTATAGGTTTACATATACCATATACCAACCAGTATAAGGTTCTGTAAAGTAATCTATACTTGATGATAATTGATATTCATTACCTTCCCATCCTGTTACATTGAAGAAATAATTATTATACATATAACCATTCCATACTGTTTCGTTATCTTCTACTTTCATGTGCCCTATGTCATAATATACCATTACTGGTAAAGTATCTTGGTCACAATTAGTGTCTAAATCTATGGTAATGTTTAAAGAGTTATACTCTCTAGAGTAGTTTCCATATTCCATACCATCATAAAAATAAGTTTCGTTCGCTGTACAATCATATTCTTCATATTCACAGCTGCCATCATCTTCCTCTGCCCTATCATTATAGTTTGACGCATCTATATCCATACAACCATAGATAGTATTGTCTTCATTTGTTTGGTTTCCTGTTCCATTATCTACTGGTCCACCCAAAAACTGACACCTACCATTATCATGAGTAGCTTGTGAGTTGTAATTATCAGCTTCGGGGTTAGTACATCCATAAATAACAGGAGGAGGGAATACACAACTACCATTATCAAAATCAGCATCCGCTTTATAGTTGATTGCAGTTGGGTCAGTACATCCACCCCTTGGTTTACCATCATCCTCTCCTCCGAAAATATCTTGTATAGCGCCTAAATCTCCACCACCACCAAAAAAAGCAAGTATTAATACGGTAAGTATCGAACCTAACTTCTTACCTAGCTTTGTTTCACCTAATTTATCACCAGCTTTGCCTATGGTTTCGAATAATCCTTCCTCTTCTTCTTGAGGTTTTTTGGGACCTGTTAATCCTAGAGCTTCTCGCTCTTCTTCAGAAATAACATTTATGGCCCCATAGTCATTGCGCGCCATGGTAGGTAATTTTAGGTAACCCACCTATATAAAGCTTTCGCTACATATAGGGTTACTTGGAGTGCGTATATCTTTATTTGCACTCCTAAACTTACCATATAGGGTTCGTTAACCCAGAATACGTCAGTCTGCATATCTCAATATGAACCAGAACAATGCGGATAACATAGTTATTCCTAACATTGCTGCTGCTCCATATACTTCTTGTTGCTCAATCATCCCAAACAGTATTAGTATCTCCTTCTCCTTCTTGGGTATCTAACGCTGACTGAATGTCATCATCACTCAATGTAGCGTTTTTAAACGTATCCTTAGCGTATTTTTTCTTACTTCCGAACTTAGGTTTCCATTTTGGTATCTCTGCATCGCAGTTTCCACCGTTAGAAGTATGAAATGAACACCATTTACATAGATTTTGTGGTTTTTGTTCGTATTTATCCTCCACTTCCATCCTTTCTTTCAAACAATCATGTACATATTTGATAGTTTCTTTCGCTTCGTCCAACACTCCTTGGTTTACCTTGACATAAAATGTATCATCAAAGCGTAAATAGTTCACTCCGACGAAATTTGGCATGTCTCCCATCTCTAATGTGTATAAAAATGCGTAAATGATTAGCTGTCTGTAGTAATCTTCAGGCAAATATGGGCCGTAACGTTTCGAAGTCTTATAATCAAGCAATGTGGTTCCACCATCAAAGTCATTACAGACAGCATCCACTATCCCAATTACAGCGTAGTCGTTGGATTTTACCCATTTTTCGGCATATTTTGGGGCTACAGAGTTCCATGCTTGGTATTTTGACTTATAAATTTTCCACTCTACCATCTCATTTAGCTTTTTATTAACAGAACCTACAAAATTTTGCAATAAAGCTTGTGTTTCTAACTTCATAGCGGCCATTTCTTCTGCGGTATGTAGTTCGGATAACCAAAACTTGGAGTCTATATCCTTAGCCCACCTTGTTTGGAACTGTTCTTCCATCCATTCTGCTGGGTCTCCCTTCTCCCATGAAGTAAAATTCTTGAATTTATGCTTGAAAAGGTCTTCTAACACAGCGTGGACTAGTGTTCCACGGAATAAATGTATAGTTTTCTTCTCTGGAATCTTCGCGATGTACTTGTAATAGAACTCACGAGGACATTTGTAGTACGTATTTATC